TGCGGACAGAGATGGAAACACTCAAGCATTTTATAACTACTATGTGGGATTAGAGCGTATCGCCTCCAATGGAAGAACATCTATGGAGTTTAATGCTGTCATTCCCACCTCTTGGATTTCCAATAACTATCAATACTCAAGAACCTTTACGTTTACATCTACGGGAGAGGACTTTGTTATTGAATCTATGGAAGGAACTGTATACGAAGATGTAGTATATGCGACCTTAAAGATAAAATTCTTGTAAATTAAGTAGATGGCTAAGACCTATAATGATTATCCTGTATCTGCCACCAACAATGCTAAGAAAGCGTTGGCTTGGAAGGAGAAGTATGGAGATGAAGTAAAAGGGGGGACCATCGTTGGGTGGACCAGAGCAAGGCAATTAGCCAACAGACAAGGACTCAGTTACGAAACGATTGCAAGAATGGCTGCCTTTGCTCGCCACCGCTCAAACAGCGCAATCGACCCTCAGTACAAATCCGAACCCTGGAAAGACCGGGGATATGTGGCTTGGCTTATTTGGGGAGGAACAAGTGGAGTGAACTGGGCAATCAAGAAAGCCGAGTCCATCCGTAACGAAAGAAAGAAGTAATGGACTTACCATTGTACGATATTGACCTTGGAGACCTCAACTCAGAGAACGGAATGTTCCGTATCTCTTTGGTTGCTGCTCCCGCTATTGAAGAGAACTTCATCCATTTTAAGGATGAGCGTATTGAGTTCTTCAAAGATGAGGAGAAGCGACAGGTCGTTGGTCCGATTATGATTCCAAACAAACCCATCTACCGCAGAAATGAGGATGTGGGTGAATACTATATTCGCTTTACTGAAAAAGCGATTGACGATATTATGTACAAGTACTCAAAGGATGGCAAGTTTAACTTGTTCAACATTGAGCATACTGACCAAAACTTTGATGGCGTTACGATGCTTGAAATCTGGAAGAAAGAATCCGATGCTGACAAGAGCAGCAAATATGGATACGACCTTCCCGATGGAACGGTATTCGTTAAGGCTCAGATTGAAGACGAGAGTCTTTGGTCATCCATCAAAACTGGAGAAATCAATGGTTTCTCTATTGAGATTAAAGCTGATATTAAACATTCTAAACAAGAGGAAATGAGTGAGTTTAAATTTGGCGTAGAACTTGGCAAAATTGAAGCCAAGTACGAAGCCGAAATCGCAAAACTCAATAGCCAAATCCAAAAACTTGAAGAGCATAACGAAGTATTGTTAGAGACTATGATTTCTAACGAAGAGCGTTTCTCTGCTTACGAGGATTTGAAGAAGGCTGTTGAACTTATTCAAAACCACATTGGTATGATGGAAGACCCAGCATCTACGGATATGCCCGAAGATATGGGAAAGCATATGGATGGGGAAAAGGATAAGCAGATGTACTCTGAGGAGCAGCCCGAGGCTGAAGCCGAAGTAGCAGAAGAGGTCTCAAATGAGACTGAAGAAGTTGCTGAGGAAGAAGTAGCGGAAGTTGCTGTTGAAGAGAACCTTTCAAGCGAAGAGGAAGAGGCTGAAAAGACCTTGAAATTTGAGCAAGAAGGTGAGCAAGAGGTTGCTAAAGAAGATAAGACTATCTCCTTTAACGCAATCAGTCCCGATAAGGTCAATATGATTGACAAATTCTTCGGTACTAAACTATATTAATTTGTAAATTACTAAAAGTAAATACTTTCTAAAATGGCTAAATTGGTTTTCGGAAGTGCCATCTCTCAAGAGGACGGCTCCGTATATGAAATCTACTGGAACACTACTTCTTCTAAGTTGGGTGTCCGCGAAGTTGCTGCCACCACGGCTGGCGAGGCTGCTGTTACCATCACCGATGTTGAAACGGCTGCCCTTTCTTAATTATTAATATTTATATCTTAAAATAAAATGGGTATTTCAGTTGCTAATATTCCTTGGCACAATCTACAGCCAAACTTGTTCATCGATACGATGGTCAAGTCTGCTGGTGTCTTGAATCGTTTCCGTTTGATTGACGGTGTTAAAAACAAAGTAAATGTTCCTGTATTCGATGCAGCATTGAACTTTGGTAATGACCTTTGCGTATTTGACGCTTCTTCTTCTGCTTCTATCGCTGACAAGGAGATGACCGTTGAGACTTACAAGTGGTCTTTCTTGAACTGTAAGTCTGTCCTCGAGGCTACCTACCGTTCTGTATTGTTGAAGAAGGGTCAACACAACCCCGAGACTATGGACGGAGAGTTCAAGGATTGGGTATTCGAATACTTCGCTAAGTTGTCTGCTCAGAAGGCTTTGGAACTTGCTGGTTCTGAGTTGGTTGTTGAGATGGCTGCTGATGCTGACGTATTGGACGTTGCTGGTGCTGCTGCTTTGACTCCTTCTAACATCCTTGACAAAATGGAGGATGCTTACCAGACTATGAGCGCAGTTATGTTGGCTGGTGTTTATGGTGACGCTGACCGTCAGTACCGCCCCGCTTTCTTTATGGGTACTACTGCCATCCAGCACTACCAAATCGCTATGGCTAACTTGTACACCACCACTCCTGAGGGTGTTGCAGAAGGTAACATTCCTACCTACTACGGTATGGAAGTAATCCACTTCCCTTCATTGGCTGCCAATAAGTTCTTCATCTCTGCTCCTGAGAACTTGGTGATGGTTACCGATGACTACAACGATGTTCGCGCTATCGATATGAAGTACGAATCTGAGTTGTCTTCTGACAAGATTTGGGGTCAGTTCAAGTTGGGCTTCTCCTACTTGAAGGGTTCTGAGATTGTATACTACACTGTGTAATTTAATAGGGGGAGGCTTGTTCTCCCCCATTAACCCTTTAATAAAATAACAAATGGCTTGTTCTGTAACTATTGCTGGAATCACCTACGCTTGTACTGATATCCCTACGGGTGGTATCACTCGCGCCTTGATTGGTGATTACGATAATATACGTTCTTTGGTCGCTGTAACGGGTGGTACTGCTACGATTACTCCCGCTTCTGCTGACTTGTTAACTGATGGTGATGCATTTGACCTTCAGTTTTCTAACCGCGATGGATTCTCTGCCTTCACCGATGTGAAGACGGTTAATGCTGACGGTACTTTCTCCGTTGTTCCCACCCTTTCTTTGGAATTCCCTGTGATGACCAAGGCCAAGCGTGACGAACTCGAGGCTATCTCCGCTCCTTTGGGTCGCGTTGTTGCTTTCGTTGAAACGGCTGCTGGTACTCACCACATCTTGGGCTATGACTTCGGTCTTTATGTCTCTACTGTAGATGGTGCTTCTGGTACGGGTCGTGCTGAGAAAAACCGTTTCCAAATCACCTTGACTGGCGAAGAAGATAGCCTTGCTATCGGAATCACTTCTGCTCAGTTCTACGGTGATGTTGTTCCCGCATAAGGGAATTTTGTAAATTAATTTAAGGGGGCTGGGGCAGTAGCCTCAGTCCCTTTTTTAATTATAAAACTATGGCTTTTAGTTGTGGAATAGTGCTTACGGATATTGATACTATCTGTAACAAAACTTCTGGTGGTTTGAAGCGTGTCATCCTCTACAAACAGAGTGATGTCCAAATTATCACCGACCCCTTTGATGAGAGTATTATACTTTCTGTTGAAGCCGAAAACCCAAGCGTCATCCAGTTCAACAACCGAGATAACGTAACATCTTTTAATGAGTCCAAGAGTAAGACCAATAACCTTGGATTGATTACCACCACAATCACCGTTCAATTACCGAACATCAACGAGTCACTCAACAAGATTGATATGTTGGGTGTCCGAGAAGATATTGTTGCCGTATGCTGGCATAACAATGATACCGTTACCGTAACTGGTGTTATGGATGGTATGGATATGACCTATGATGCTGACAGCGGAACAGGCATATCAGAAAAAAGTTACATCAACCTCATCCTGACTTGCGAGTCCGGAATTGGTTCTGTGGTTCTTAACGATACGAGTTACTTCGTTGATAAAACAATCTTTGACTAATGGCTACATACGAACCCCAAACGCGATTCTTTTTTCGTAAGACATCTTTAGGCATTGCCTCTATCACTCGTTATGGCGAGGAGATGATTAACCGAGCGGTTGCTGATGATGCTGTAATTGAATTGCAGAGCGAGTGCTTGATTGACGATGCTAAAAATATTCTTCAAAACTAATTATTATGTCATTTAATACTATTGTACGCAATCAAGACTTTCAGGCTTCTTCCTTTGGGGAGTATGGCTTTCGTCTTGTAGAGTCTGGATTCTCTCAGCCCGCTGGTGAGGTGTACCGCGCTATCACCTTCGTTGAGGATAGCATTGTTACTGTCACTTGTGGTTCAGGTGATGGATTGACTGCTGAGACTTTCGCTGCGGGACTTACTATTTATGGTAAATTCAATACGATTTCTGTTTCTTCAGGTCGTTTGATTGCCTACATTGGAGGTTAATAGAAGATGCTTGGATTAGGCATTTCATTAGCGAGTATTGGTGGCACACCCACCAAGTCAATTGTATCTTCTGGAAAGGGTGCAAGGGCTTTGATTGATTTAACTATCAGCAGAGCCTCAGCCACCTCTACCTCCGAGGGATACGACTGTATGGTTGCTGCTATCTCTGAGATGGGGCTTGATACATTGTATGACTTTGCTGATGCCGTTATTGAGAATATGACCGATAGAATTACAACCACTTACTATGTTGACTCTGTAGATTGCTTGAAGAGCAGCATTGTAGAACTATCACGTTAAGATATTTATGGAAACTTTATACGATAAAGCAAGTCTAATCCTAAATCCCGGTATCTATGATACGGGAAAAGTCTATTGTACTAAACCTCTTGATGGTTCTGGTGACCTCACCTTTACCCGCGCCTCTAATGCATCAAGGGTCAATTCGGACGGATTGGTGGAGAAGGTGCGGACGAATGCTATTACATACAGCCAAGATTTTAACAACTGGTCGAAAGGTGCGGTAACAGTAACTACAAGCGCAACGGCCAATCCTTTAGATGGTTCCTCAAACGCTCAAGATATAACCCCAACGGCAACGCTTGGCGTT